CATAGGCAGGGGTGGGAGCAGTGTTGCTTCTGCTGTTAACTACTACAATTTGTTTGACGCTATAGCTTCTTATACTACCGGTACGTAATGAGATGGGGGTGATGTATGAAAGAAGACTACAGCATTGTAACAATCACCAAGAAGGAAGCAGCCTGTATACTACTCAAGTATCACTACCTCAAGGATGAATCTAAGGGGTTCAAGAGTGGGCATAACTATGGCCTTATGCGTGGCACTGAACTTGTAGGTGCCATAGTGTTCACTGGATTCCCTGTACCTGAGTTAGCTAAGGGCTGCTTTGGGTTAGAGAGGACACAGCAGGAAGGGCTGTTTGAACTATCAAGGCTATGCCTACACCCCAAGGTACAGGGTACTGAACATAACCTGACCAGTTGGTTTGTTGCAAAGGCAATGAGGCAGCTACGCAAGGACACCAAGGTTAAGGCACTACTCAGCTATGCAGACAGTAACCACCATGAGGGTACTATATACAGAGCCTGTAACTTCAAGTACTATGGGTTGAGTGCGGCAAAGAAAGACTTCTGGATAGAGCAGGGTGATGGGTCTTATGTGAAGCACACAAGAGGGCCAATGAAGTTACTTAAGGGTGAGTGGCGTGATAGGTCTAGGAAGCATCGGTTCTTACTAGTGTATGATAAACAATTGAAGTGTAGATGGGAGGTATGTAATAATGAACAAACCTGATAATGGTATTACAGTACTAGAAATAGTGGATCAAGCAGATGGTTCAGGTATAATGAATATGGATATAGAGGAGAAAGAGATAACCTCCTTTGTACAATCGGGGCTAGACTATGTACTCACACAGATGCAGGTTCATGATGAAATAGTACAGTTTGAAGCTAACACCTTTGCTAAGCGTACACGGACAGTGGAGTTGACTGATGAAGAACTTAACATCCTGTTTCACTTTGGGGTTATAGGGGCGATCAGGAGGGGTATGCGTGAGCAGAACAAAGAAGAAGAAATAGACTGACCAGCCACACACAACAGGGGTACGATGTCGTACACCTAGTGTAAGCCATTTTATACATTGTACACAATGAGGAACACAATATGGAACTCGCATTACTACGAACACTCATGGATAAAGACTTCCATGATAATCATAAGGGTATCCGCTGCCCCAACAGTATCTTCAGTAAGGATGGTCGCAAGGTTAAGGCAACCATCGACAGTGCTATCACTACCTACGGCAGGACAGTAACCCCCATTGAGGTGGAGGCACTCTTCTTCTCTAAGAATCCTACCCTCACTACAGCGCAGAAAGGTTCCTTTCAGACTATCTTTGACAAGGTAGACAGGGAGGCTATCATGGGTGTGGACATAGCAACTGATGTACTGTCTGATATGTTTAGGCAACACGTTGGAGAAGAGGTGGCTAACCTTGGCTTTGAGTACGTCAATGGGGAGCACCTATCACTTGAACCCCTTCGTGCTATCCTTGAGAACTACAACGAAGACTTCACACCTAACCTATCCGTTGAGTGGGCCGACATTGAAATGGATTCCCTGCTTACCAAGTGTGACCTAGAAGCTCAGTGGACATTCAACCTGCCTACCCTTGCAAGGAAGGTGGAGGGTGTTAACGGTGGTCACCTTATTATGATAGGTGCAAGACCTGAGACAGGTAAGACTTCAAGCCACGCTTCCTTTATTGCTGGGCCTAATGGCTTTGCAGAGCAGGGAGCACAGTGCCTAGTGTTATGTAATGAGGAGGCAGTACATAGGGTAGCAGCCCGTTACCTTAACGCTTCCACGGGTATGACACTGAATCAGATACGTGATAACCCTTCAGCAGCAACTGCTAAGTATCAGCGTATTAAGGATCAGGTTAAGTTCATTGATGCAACGGGCAAGGATATGGCATGGGTAGAGTCTGTCATTAAATCTTATAAGCCTGACATTGTAGTACTGGATATGGGTGATAAGTTTGCTAGACTTAATGGAGCAGCCCGTGAGGATATGATGCTCAAGGCTAATGCTATCTACGCAAGGGATATTGCTAAGCAGTATGGGTGTGCCATGTTCTATATGTCGCAGCTAAGTGCAGAGGCAGAGGGTAAGGTAATCCTTAATCAATCTATGATGGAAGGTTCCAAGACAGGTAAGGCATCAGAGGCAGACCTTATGCTACTGATTGCAAAGAATCCTGCCATTGGTGAGGATGATACAATGGAAGATCCTATGCGTCACATAAACATAACTAAGAATAAGCTATCAGGCTGGCATGGTAAGGTTACATGTATGCTGGATGGAAGGATTGCAAGGTATGGAGTTTGAACAGATAGAGTTATTCATTGATTTATACAAGGCCCACCCTGAGTGTGAGGATGTAAAGGTATGCTCCAAGTGCAAACACACCCTACCTGTGACAGACTTCAGTCCAGTAGGTAAGGGAGGTTATGTACGGCATGAGTGTAGAGCCTGTAGTAACGAGCTAACTAGAGTGCGTAAAGGGCTTAAGGAATTACATGGTCAGCCACCTGAGGGATATGAATGTCCCGTGTGCTTATGTGATGAAGAGAGAGCTGCTACTGGTGGGCCTAGTAACTCTGCTTGGGTACTAGACCACGACCATGAGACAGACGACTTCAGAGGCTGGCTGTGTCACAGATGCAACCGAGCATTAGGTTGTTTCCATGACGATGTTCCACGAATGAAGAGAGCAATTAAATATTTAAGGGGGATGTTATGATTACTGTATTGGACGTAGAGAATACAACCTGCAAGAGGGATGGTAAGCAGCACTTCGATCCCTTCGAGGCAGAGAATGAGTTGGTAATGATTGGTATGCTGTCGGAGGGTATGGAGTATTACTCAGATGAAACAGTAGTTACCTTTACTCATTCAGATGAACCACCCACTGATAATGGAGAGGTGATAACTCAGAACATATTAGATGCTACCACCCTGCTGGTCTGTCACAATGCAGTGCATGACCTTACGTGGATTTGGGAGTGTGGCTTCGTGTATGACGGAAAGATATACGACACCATGTTAGGTGAGTACATACTTAACAAGGGCATCAAGTCCCCCCTCAACTTAGGCTTTGTATCTGCCAAGTATGAGCTAGAGGAACAGAAGTTAGATACTATGGGTGACTACTGGAAGTCAGGCACATCTACAAAGGACATTCCCTTTGACGAGTTAGACGAGTACCTACGGTATGACCTACGATCTACCCTTGGTGTGTACAAGAAACAGATGGCTAGGTTTGCTGATAGTGAGAACACCAGTATGCAGTCAGTACTAGATCTTACTATGGATACCTGCATGGAGCTTGCCCTGATCTATCGTAGAGGCATCAAGGTAGACTTAGTTGAGTTGAACAAGGTAAAGACTGAGTTTGAAGAGGAGAGAGCAGCCTTAAGTGAGGAACTAGAGGAGTTCATAGAAGAACTGATGGGTTCTACCTCAGTCAATATCAACTCACCTGAGCAGCTATCAACTTTGATATTCTCACGTAAGCCTAGGGATAAGAAATGGTGGGGCTTAAACATTAACCCCTTCATGAAAGACTCTACGTTCAAGACTCTTATGAAAGAGAATACTTGTGCAGTCTTCAAGACCAAGGCAGCTAAGTGCTTCATGTGCAGTGGCACTGGCATGGTTCAGTTACTTACTAAGAAAGGAATCCCTCGTAAGAACAAGAACATCTGTAAAGAATGTGACCGTAAGGGATACACGCTAACTAAGACTAAGGAGTTAGCAGGGCTTAAGTTCACACCACCTAAAGCTACATGGGCTAGTGCTAGTGGATTTAGTACCAGTAAGGGAATCCTTCAGACGCTCGAAGCTACAGCTAGAGGGAAGGGCATGGAACGTGAGGGAGACTTCCTCGCTAAGCTGCGTAGGTTTAACGCCATTGAATCCTATCTATCCTCCTTTGTAGGTGGTATAGAAAAGTTCACTAAGGCAGATGGTATGCTCCATGTACAGCTTACACAGCATATAACCTCAACGGCTAGACTGTCAGGGCGTAATCCTAACATGCAGAACATGCCAAGGGGTGGTACATTCCCGGTGAAGCGAGTATTCATATCCCGTTGGGCAGGTGGCAAGATCATGGAGGCTGACTTTGGACAGTTAGAGTTCCGAGTAGCCGCATTCCTATCGCAGGATAAGGTTGCTATCAAGGAGGTGTTAGAAGGGTTTGATGTTCACCAATACACTGCAGACATCATAGGTGGGGCAGGGCAGCCCATAGCCAGACAGAATGCTAAGGAACATACCTTCGCTCCCCTGTATGGTGCATCAGGGTACGGCAGGACACCAGCGGAGGCTGAGTACTATAGTCACTTCATGGAGAAGTACCGTGGCATAGCAGGTTGGCATAAGAGACTGGCAACAGAGGCATTGTCAGAGAGGAAGATTACAACACCTTCGGGTAGGCAGTTTGCTTTCCCTGATGTGTCAAGAAGGCGTGATGGTACTGTGACAAACTTTACCATGATTAAGAACTATCCTGTTCAGTCGTTTGCTACGGCAGACATAGTGCCTGTTGCACTGCTGATTATGGAGAAAGTTATGAAGGAGAAGGGGTTAAATAGTTGCATAGTAAACACCGTACATGATAGTATGGTCGTGGATGTACACCCTGACGAGCGACAGGCTATGATTGATGTAGTCGTTGAAGTAGAGAGTAAGTTAGTAAGCACAGTAAATAAGCTGTGGGATATTGATTTCAACTTACCTCTATCTCTGGAAGCTAAGATGGGAAACAATTGGTTAGATCAAGTAGATTGCTAAATAGCATAAAGGAAAAGTAATATGAGTGAAGTAGCTTTGAATCAAGTAAGCCAAGAAGAACTAATGCGCCTAACAGGTATGGCTAACGAGACAGGTGGAGGCGGTTCTAAGAACAAGCTTCCTCGTCTACGTATGTGGCATACCCCTTTGATGGGTGTCGTTGAAGTTAATGGCAAGAAGAAGAAGATGGAGGTAGTAGAAGCAGGGCAGTACCGTTTGGAACAGGCAGATGGAACCTTTGCATACGCACCAGAAGCTAATGTAAGATTCTTTATGCAGTCATTCATGTACAAGCGGTACATCAGTGACCCAACTAACAGCCGCTATGTTAAGACACTCATGTCTGACAACCTAAACGTGGATCTTAAGGACACGGATGGTGGCTTCAACTGTGGTAAGCCGGCAGGTTTCATTGAGGATTGGAACTCTGTGCCTGACAAGATGAAGGATCTTATTAAGTCCATCAAACGAGTACGAGTATTGTTTGGTGAGATTGACATGGTAGGTGCAGTGAATGAGAAAGGTGAGCCAATTGAGGTGGCTACATCTCCATTCATATGGGAAGTAGATAACCGTGAGGCATTCAAGACCTTTGGGGATTCCTTCAAAGAGATTGCTAAGCGTAATCGTTCATTCATCCAGTTCAGCGTTAACGTAGGTGCGTTGGAGCGTGAGATGAACAATGGTCAGTCTTACTTTGTACCTAAGGTAGACGTTGACTTCTCTTCTGACTTGGCTATCACAGAGCATGTGTTAGATATGCACCGCAACAGTTCAGAGTGGATCACTCAGTACAACGACTACATCAACTCAGAGTTCACCGCCAAGGCAGTAGAGACTCTGGATACAGCCGATGAAAGTCTAGTTAATGAGTTTATAGATGTGGAGTAAATATGAACATACACGAATTAATGGTACAACAATATCTTAATAGTGTAGTGGCAGGGAAGGGTGGTATGAGCCGCCCTGTCCTTGACTTCATGGTTAACGATGTTAAATTAGCTCTCGAAAAGCAACTCGTAGACAAGCGTAATCCAGACTTTAGGTTACGTATGTCAAACATAGGTCGTTCTTATTGCCAGCTTTGGTTTGATAAGAACCAGCCAACAGATGCTTTACCTTTTCCAAACAGCTTCTTGATTAACATGATCCTCGGTGATCTAGTTGAAGCGATCATGAAAGGTATCCTCACTGAGGCTGGTGTAATATGGCAGGATGGTGAACACTTAAAGCTTAACTTAGGTAAGCATGTTATCAATGGTACGCCTGACCTTATAA